GTGGAAACACCAGTAATAAAACCTGCACCATTTACAAGTTGATTAGTGTTGGTGAATGATGTTGTAATAAATCCAGCACCATTTACAAGTTGGTTGGTATTGGTAAATGATGTTGTAATAAATCCAGCACCATTTACAAGTTGGTTGGTATTGGTAAATGATGTAGTAATAAAACCTGCACCATTTACAAGTTGATTGGTATTAGTAAATGATGTAGTAATGAAACCTGCACCATTTACAAGTTGGTTGGTATTGGTAAATGATGTTGTAATATAACCAGCACCATTAGTTAATTGATTATTGTTTGTTGGAATTGTTGGTGTATTGCTAAAATTATCGTAATCCAGAAGGAAACTTGATGATACACCACTTAAACTACTAGCAGATCCTGTAAGATTGCCAACAAAGGATGATGCTGTTACAACACCTGCCTGACCAACAGAAAAACCAGAACCAACTATAATTTGCCCACCAGTTACATTTACTCCAAATCTTGCCGTTACGAGACCTATAGAATCAATATTAGTGACATCTTCGTAGGTAAGTGTTCCTCCAATGGTTACATTGCCAGAAAATGCACCAGAAGTTGCTGTAACAGAACTTACAGAGATATCTGGGACACCGCTAAGTCCAGTTGCAGTTCCTGTAATATTATCACTTGAAGTAATAAACCCTGCGTCATTAGTTAATTGATTGGTATTGGTGAATGATGTTGTAATATAACCAGCACCATTAGTCAATTGATTATTGTTTGTGGGCACATCACTAATTAATGCGAATGTACCTATACCGCTTGGTATTGTGTGATTATTAACAGTATTTGTTATGATGATACTACTAAATTGAGGAGTATCGCTGAATGTGATGGTTGCACCAGATCCAACTGCTGATGCTGTTATATTATTTCCTACAAAATTGATACTAGCAACACTGCCCGCAGTTCCTACATTTGTCCCTTCTTCTTTAATAGTGATACCACTACTACCGCCATTGCCACCACCAGATGCTTCGATAGTAACAGCACCAGATGGTCCACCAGTTAACGTAATATTAGATCCAGCTATAATAGATGTTACAACACCGGTAAGTGCCGAACCGGAACCACTAAATGCAGCTGCTGTAATAATTCCAGTTGTATTGATAGAAACTGTAGTGCCAATACCAACTGATACTTCATCTTCAGTTTCTGTCTCTACGCCATCATCATCTATCTCAGTTTTAACAAAAATAATTTTTTCTAGCACCTGTTTGATGATAACAGGTTTTGCTTCAGGATCACTTGATTCAATACGAATCTGCTCAACACCACGAATTTGTTTTGAATTAGAATCAAGAACAATTGAACTTGTACCAATACTTAGAATGCCAGTTACCCTAGCATTTCCTTGGACAACTAAATCTTCTGTAAATGTAAAACCAGATCCTACTGGATCAATATGCAATTTAGGTGTAGTTACAATACCAACACTTAATCCAAGAGATGATGTGTTGCCTAATCCTAAAGTTTCATTTAATGTTTGTGATCCTGCCCCTCCAGAAGCATTGGCACCAACCCACTTATCCAAAGAGGAATCATATTTAAGAAACTTACCATTATTTTTTGCAGTATCTCTGTCAATATCATCTAAAAATTCAAGTCGAACTTCTCCACCACCACCTTGAGCGGTAACAGATCTTACAGAAGATTCAACTAATTTTCTTAGTTGCTCTACCTCTAATTTTAATTTTCTTAGCGCAGGATCTTCTTCTTTTTCAATATCTGTGTCATTTCTTTTAAGTTTATCAAGAATATCAAGTGATTTTTGAAGATTTTCATCTACTTTTTCATTAATTTCTTCTTTTTCTTTAATTTTATTAACAATAACGTCTTTTTTACTATTTTTTCTTTTAGATTTCTTTGGTTTTACAGGTTTTTCTTCTAATTTTTCTTTTTCTTCAGTAGATTCAGAGTATAAGAAAGATTCAAATGCCTTTGCTTCTTTCTCAAGTTGTTCTATTTCTTGCTTTTTTTCAATTTCACTTTTTTTTAACTTCTTTTTTTCTTCAGAAAGAGATGAAAATAAGTTATCAAGTGATACATCTCCTATTATTTCTTTTCTTTTCTTTATTGTTTTCTTTTTTTCCTCTGAAACAGAAGTAAAGAGATCATCGAGAGAGGTATTCTCTGTCAAATTAGGTGATTTATTATTAGATTCTTTCTTTTGTGATGTTACAAGATCGAAAAAATCTGACAAATTCTCATTATTAAACCCTTCCATTCCAATAAAAGACTTTCTATTATATTTTATTTATCCCCTTCCGAAACGTTCTTTAGCATCTTTTGAAGGTCTGCGGTTGATCCAACAAACAGTGCATTATTGACAGTTGTAGGTCCTTTTGATTCCTTCTCCTCATTAACATCCTTCAGTTTTTTCTGAAGATCCATTAATTTATCTGTTGCATCTGATACATTTTTAATTAATTGACCAGCAACTTCATATGCTCTAGGCATTTCACTTTCTTGGGCAAGTTCTAAAATACCATTAATTGCTTCTTGACCTTTTTCTATAATAGAATAAAGGTTACCCCGTGTATATTCATAATCTTTGCGAATATCTTCGCTAGAACTTCTGATTTGTTCAATTTTTTTGTCATCAGTTTTTTCTATTTCTACAGAAGTTGCTTCAACATCAAATGTCTCATTCAACTTATCATATTTTTTTGTCATAGTTGTCATTAGATAAATCCACCATCGAATCCAAAGTTGTCCCCTACATCAATGAATTTGGCATCATTAGAAGTGATACCATGGATAGGTGCTCCACTGACATGCGTTTGTATTGAAGTTTGATCTTTGCCCCTTGTGACAATAATTTTATTGCCATTAATATTTTTAACAAACATTAGTTCTTCATCAATATAGATGTCAGTTTCTACTGTGATCTTAGTGCCATCAACCACTGTAATTGCAGTATCTTCATCAGTAATATCCTCTGCCAAGTTAGTAACAATAACACCATCATAATCTTTGAGTGCTCTAGGAACAACTCTATAATTGACATCTCTTTCATAAGATGGGGCAGATCCTTTAACGATAGATCTAGAACCACCGATATATCCAATATTCACCTTGTCAATGATGCTAGAAGACACATCCTTGACAGGACCATACATATAAACTTTGGCAGTAAATCTAAAAGTATAGACTAGTGCTCTTCTTGTGTCGAAATTGCCTTCATAATCGTCCTCCATTGAAATATTGTCAAGGACAATGGGAACATTCATTACTTCATTCACACATCCAAGAATTTTAATGGGGACTGTATAGGATGGTGCAAAGTATGGAAGTATCTGCTCAGTAATTTGAAGCATATCATCATTGAGTTTTGTCATTACTGACAATTCAAAACCCATATTGTATGGAACGGGCATGTACGCTCTTTTTACTTGTGATCCATCTTCACAAGTTGCTACAAAACTTTGGGTTTTAGATACTTTTCTTTCTGGATCATAAACAAGATCAATAAATTCAAATGACATTCTAGGAAGAGTCATCTGAACGGGAGCATTAAGTTTTGGTGTCTGTTCTAATCTTGCTAAAAATTTCTGTGTCGGTCCATATGCAAGAGGAACCTTAAGCACACTCCACACATCATCACCATCATTATGTTTTATCTGTATATCATTAAATAATGAACCAAAAGAAATGATGGTGGATCTTAAGATCTCGTTATAAAAATATTCAAACATGATCCCCAATCGTATATGAATATACTACTATTTAACCTTATTAAATGTTAAGGCATTCCGAAAGGATTTCTTTCAGTGAAGTCAATAATTCTATCCGATTCACTTTGAATATTATCATTATCTGCAAATGGTGTAACTTCATCATAAGATCCGATATCTGTTCCAACTTTACTAACAACACCAACTGCCCCAGATTCAGAACCGGTAATTGATTCGCCAACAATAAAATCTTTATCTACAATGGCAATCTCGAGTGTATTCGCCACAGCATCATATTCTTTAACTCTTGCTGTTGCTCCCGACGTTCCGCCCGTCACAATTTCATTGTATACGAACGAACCACTTGAAGTTATGACGCCAACATAAGAAGGATTTTGAATTGTAACTTCTGGTGTTAACACATACTTAGCACCAGCGTTTGACAAGAGAATAGAAGTAACAAATCCTGCAGTGTTAATACTACTAAT